ATACAAACTTATATAAATTATTTATTAGTATTGATAGTTACTATAATAAATATAATACTAATAGTATTACAAAAGAACAATTAGAAATTAGTTATAATAATAATTATTTATTACAATCATCAGAACGACAAGAACTTAAAGACCTTATTGATGAAGTATTTTATTACAACACAGAAGAAATTACAGAACCTCTTATCGAACTACTACGTACACACAAGACACGCTGTCTTGCAGGTAGTCTAGCTAAAATAGCACTAGACGTAGAGGACGGCAATACAGAAATACAAAAGTTATTCGACAAATTCTTAGAGTTTGAACAAGACGATATAGAAGATGATAAACCAGAAGCAATTACTACTGATCTTGCTGACTTGTACCAATCACAAGTAGCAGAGTCTGGACTACGTTGGAGATTAAATTGGCTTAACAAATCAATGGGTTCACTACGTCAAGGAGACTTTGGATTTATCTTTGCTAGACCTGAAACTGGTAAAACTACCTTCTTAGCTAGTGAAATTACTAACATGGTAGCTCAAACTGACAAAGATATTATATGGTTTAACAACGAAGAGCAAGGTAAGAAAGTAGCTATCCGTTGTTACCAAGCTTTACTCGGATTAGAAACACAACAATTGTTTAGTAATATACCACACTATGCAAAACAATACATGGACATTACAGAAGGACGCATTAAAATCTTTGACTTTAATGACTCATCAAATGCTAAACGTATTGAAGCTGTATTAAAACAATACAATCCCGGTCTTATTATATTTGACCAGATAGATAAGATTAAAGGATTCAAAGCAGATCGTAATGACTTAGAACTTAAAGCTATCTACCAATGGGCAAGAGAACTTTCTAAACAATATGGACCTGTTATTGCTGTTAGTCAAGCAGGTGGTGAAGCAGAGGGTAAACTCTGGTTAACTATGGATATGGTAGACAGTAGTAAAACAGCTAAACAAGGTGAAGCTGATTGGATATTAGGTATTGGTAAAGAACAAGACAACACATCTCGTAGACGTTACCTTAACATTAGTAAAAATAAACTACTAGGTGATACAGATTCGTTGCCTGATTTACGACATGGGCAAACACAAGTCATCATTCAACCAGAGGTAGCTCGATATGCAGAAATATGATAAAGCTAAAAAAGTTTGCAATAAGTGTGGACAATCTGCAAAAGTATGGTATAATAATAAGTGGTGGTGTACAGCAGGAAGCCATCCAGGTGAGTTTAATATAATAGGATTATGTAAGGAGAAAAAATGAACTACACAATTATTGATGTTGAAACTACAATAAGTAATAAAGGTAATCCGTTTGACCAAAACAATAGCCTTTGTTTAGTAGGTACTACATCAACTCCTTACAATAACTCACCACAATCAATTTATATAATTGAGTTTGATGCACAACCTTACAAGAACAATCTGGAGAATCTTCAACTCTCCTTAGATTCAACGGATATTCTTGTAGGGTTTAACATCAAGTTTGATTTACACTGGCTACGTAAATATGGTATACGTTTTAATAAGAAACGGATATGGGATTGTCAACTTGTACACTTCATTCTTACAGGACAAAACAAACCCTATCCTAGTCTAAATGAAGTAGCAGAACATTATGGTATAGAACAAAAACTTGACACAGTAAAAGAAGAATACTGGAACAATGGTATTAACACACCTAACATACCTAAAGATATATTGTTTGATTATCTTAGACAAGACCTTATTGTTACAGAACAAGTCTATCGTAAACAAATAGAAGACTTACATAAACAACCACATCTCTTACGACTAATTAGTTTACATAATCAAGACTTACTTGTATTAGAAGAAATGGAATTTAATGGTATAACTTATGACTACAACTGGAGTGAGGTACTCGCTAATGAACTTGAAGAACAAATTGGAAAACTTGATAGAAGACTTTATAAGCACCATAATCATCCTGATTTCAATCCCTCTAGTAATGAGCATCTTTCTGCTCTCATTTATGGTGGAGACATTAAATACCGCGAACAGGTGGAGATTGGAGTATATAAAACAGGTCTTAAAAAAGGACAAATTAAATACAAATGGGAAGAAAAAACTTTAGTACTACCTAGATTATGTACACCTTTACCTAAATCAGAACTAGCTAAAGAAGGGTACTACTCTACAGACGAAAGTACTCTTAAACAATTAAAGTTACCTACTAACGATGCTAAAGAAATACTTAGCTTGTTACAAACTAGAGCAACGTTAGACAAAAGATTGACAACTTACTATAGAGGTTTAAACAAACTTGTTGATGAACAGAACTGGAGAAAAGGAGTATTACATGGTCAACTCAATCAATGTGTAGCACGTACAGGGAGACTATCCAGTAGTAAACCTAATCTACAAAACTTTGATGGAGAAATTAAATCATTATTTAAAACTAGATATGGAGAATAGATGAACAATAAAGAACTACGTACAAGAAACACCCATATTGTAATAGCAATTGTAGCATTTTTCACCACGTTAATCTTTGGAATCTGGCTTAATTACGATGCCAAGATTGAAATTGTAGATATACGAGGTGATGAGGAAGTTATAATTCAACCGATCCCTACCGCTCAAACAGAATTTTATGTAGGCATTGAAGAAGAACTTCCAGAGGTAGTCGGATATAACGAAAAAGTTATATCCGATTTACCACCTTTAATGCAAGAGGAAGCTGACTTAGGAGACCTCTAATGTTATTACAAGCAGATGCAAAACAACTTGAATGGGTAGGTGCTGCCTATCTATCTCAAGATAAATTAGCCATAGATGAGATATGGAAAGGTACAGACATGCACTCAGACAACCAAGAACGTTTTGGTTTACCAAGTCGTTTGATTGCTAAGACCTTTGTATTCCGCCTTATCTATGGAGGCTCTGCTTATAGCTATGCTAACGATCCTAACTTTAAAGACGTAGGTAATGAAGACTACTGGCAAAAGATTATTAATGAGTTTTATAACAAATACAAACAACTACAAGTTTGGCATGATGAGTTAGTTTTTCGTGCTAAACGAGATGGTAAATTAATTATGCCTACAGGTAGAACTTATTACTACGAACCAGAAGTAACTAAGTATGGAAAAGTTAAGTACCCTCGTACAAGAATACTAAATTATCCTGTGCAGGGATTAGGTGCAGACCTAATGGCTATTGCACGAGTATCATTATACAATAGACTTAAAGACAAGGAAGGAATTATAATGGTTAATACTGTACATGATTCTATAATACTTGACTTTAATCCTAAAGTGTGGGATAATATAAGTATAGTGAACATTGTTGATAAATGTTTTAATGATGTTCCTAAGAACTTTGAAAAGTTATTCAAAGTTAAGTTTAACCTTCCAATGAGAGTCGAGTGTCAAGTAGGTTCTGATTGGAAAAACATGGAGATAGTCAATGCAAATTACAGTAATTGATGTAGGACAAATGCAAACACAAACAGGCAAGAATGGTCGTTCCTATCAGTTCTTAGAGATTACATATAAGAACGAACAAGGACAAGCTCAGTCTAAAAAGTTAATGTCATTTGGTAATCCTGCAGTATTTAAAGCAGCACAAACATGGCAGAAAGGAGATACAGTAGATATTATGTCTGAAAAAGATGATAATGGTTATTGGCAATGGACAGGGTTAGGTAAGCAAGATCCTACTCTTTCTAAACCTGCAACTAAAGTAACACAAGGTGCAGAAACAGATCGTCAGATTATGATTATTCGACAATCCTCTTTGTCTAATGCAGTAGCTACCTTAGCAACACATGGTACTAAACTAAACGCAGCAGACGTTGTAGCCTTAGCACAAACTTATGAACACTTTGTATTACATGGTTCATTAGGTAGTGCAACTACAGAAGCAAGTGACGAGGCTTTCTCAGAACTTGCTGATGATGTTCCGTTTTAGTGTTAGCACTTATTGACATGGATATCGTATGCTTCAGAGCAGCCTCTTCGGCTGAATCTGAGGCATTTGGTATTGCTAAAAGTAGATGTCAAGACATGCTTGATGGTATACTAGGCAAAGTAAAAGCAACAGAGTATCGTGCATTTATTTCATCACCTAGTAACTTTCGTAAGGATGTCTTGCCTACCTACAAAGCAAATAGAACAGCAGTAAAACCTGTTCACTTGCAAAAACTTAAAGACTATGCAATTAAAAAAATGGGTGCAGAAATGTCACCTGAAGGATTAGAAGCTGACGACGCATTAGCTATCTTTCAGAAAGAACAAGGTACTATTATTTGCACTATTGATAAAGATTTATTACAAGTACCTGGTCATCACTTCTCATGGGAAATAAGTGGTAAGGGATGGAAGAGACCTGACTTATTTCTTGAACAAACAGAGTTAGAAGGTAATCGTTTATTCTTTGAACAATGTATTAAAGGCGATAAAGCTGATAATGTAATAGGAATTAAAGGATTAGGTGATAAAAAAGCAAAAAACATGCTAGGTAATTGTGAAACAGAACAAGAAATGTTTGAGATTGTTCAAGACCTATACGCTGATGATGATAGATTCATACGTAATGCTACTTGTTTATGGATGAAACGTTCTATCGAAGACAATTGGAAGGATAGGTTTGACTCCTACATTCAAAAGTAAATTCGAAGCTGTAGTTTGGAAACTATTAGTTAAACACTTTAACCAAAGTTCATACGAACAAGACAAGTTTAAATATATACAACCACAAATATATAGAACTTATATCCCTGACTTCAAGACTCATAAAACAAAAGAAGTTTATCTTGAAGCTAAGGGTAAATTAGATTTACAAACACGAAAGAAAATGATTTGGTTTAGAGATAGTAATCCTAACGTTATTATTATCTTTCTGTTTCAGAATCCTTCTGTTAAAATCTCTAAGAAAAGTAAAACTACTTACGGAGATTGGGCAACTAAGAATGGATTCAAATGGTTAGACAGTCGTAAAGACTGGATTAAACAATATAAGGAAATACTTAATAATGAAAATCCTACTACTTGATATAGAAACAGCACCCAATACAGCTCATGTATGGGGACTATGGAATCAAAACGTTTCACTTAATCAGCTTATGGAGTCTAGTTATGTTATGTGCTGGGCAGCTAAGTGGTTAGGTAAATCAGAAGTTATGTTTGATTCTGTTATGGAAACTACTCATAAGAATATGATTAAACGTATTCATAC